GAATGATGTTCCTCCAGCAAAATTGTCTGGCGTGACAGTCGCGACACCAGCACCTTTATTAGTAAATATTTTATATTCTCCTGTAGTTGTTCCATCATTTAATCCTACAGCTAATGCACTTCCTTTATTACATATAATATAAGTTGCTGTATCAGATGCATCACCGTTAGCTGTTATAGTAACTGATGAGAATGCAGCCTTTGAAAGCTGAACTGAACCCTGTCCTTTTGTCGTTAAAAATATATTTAAATTTGTTCCACCACCTGTAGCTGATAAAATTGGCCCAGTAGATGACGCTCCATTTGCAACAGTAAATTCATTAACAGCCGAACCTGTGGCAGTTACCTTAAACAATTCATTTCCATTCGTATCGTTTATAGATGTGCCAACCTTAGCAGTGGTTAGTGTAGGTGATGTTAATGTTTTATTTGTTAATGTTTGTGTATGAGTATCTAATACTACATTACCGCTAGAGTTAGGGATAATAACATCTCTATCAGCTGAAGGATTTTCTACATATAATCGTGTTTCATTTGCATCTGCTGTTAAACCTTCGAAGACAACCGCGCTATCTTCAAATCTAACTGTTGAAGCTAACGTTGAACTATCCCCTGGAGTTCCTAAGAAATCATATATTTCTGAAAAATTTGCATTAATCTTAGTAGCGGCAGAACGAAGTGTATCACCTGTCCCGTCGTTAGCTGCAGCTCCTGTTGAAATGTTTTGTCTCGTCATATTGTACTCGTTTGTTTATGTTATTTATATATTTATGATGCAGAGTCGCTCTTATAAGCCGTAAAAATTTCATTATCCATGGTTTCATAAGTCATAGATGTATCTGGGCCTACATTAGCGCTGTCATCGAATGTAAATGAATTAGCCTGAATTAATTCTTTGATAGAAGTATAGAAGTTACCTAGTGTTGCTGCTGTACTTGAATCACTAGTAAAGTCAGATATTGATTGATCAAGACGAATCCTCATACCAACACCTGTGCTTGAATCTTGTATACCAGTAATGTCTGAAAACGGTGTTGCTAGAATTAGTGCTGCGCTCTGAACTATTTTGACTGATGCATCTGCCGAATCGATCTTTGCAACTCCTTCAGCAAGAGCTCCTAATGTAACTTCTGTGGCAGTTAGAACATCTCCTGCAAAATGGAAACCTGCAGGATGTACAAACTTTTTATATAGATTTTGGTAATCTGATACTGATATGCCGCATTTTACTAGTATAGAAAATATCTGAAATCTTCCATTATCTTGAATAAATCTTTGTGATTCAAACCCAGTTTCTGATGTACCTACTATAAAAATATTATCTTTTGGATAAGATATTTCAGCTTCCTGATTAAAAAATCCTCTAAAAAACCCTTCAGCTGAATTTAGAGATCCTTTTGTCCTGTAAAACTCTCCAAGTAATTTTGCCATTAATCTTGGTTGTTTAAAGAATGATGAAGCTTGTAAACCGTTTCCTATTTCTTTTATTAGCTCGTCGAGATTCGCTGTACTTGTTTGCGCGACATCTCTCGCATATATTAATTCATTGATTATATGACCAAACCCATGTGTTTGATTACTATCTAAATGATCATGATATTTTTCGAGAAATGTTATAAGTTTTGAATTATCTTCTTCAAAATACTCAGGCACAACCTCACCGACTTTAGAAGTCCTTAGTGTGACTTTTCTTCTATTAAGATCTTCTAAACTATGTGGCATAACTACTTAATTACTATTGGTGTATTTTGGAAATCTAGTACGGCATTTGCTACTGATAGATCTTCATCAAACTTCAATATGTGTTGACGAAGAGGTGTTATTGTGCTTTGATCTATAGGTGTTGAAGTTATTTTTATAGTAGAACCTTCAATTGAACTAGGATTAAATTGTACTAAAGATATAGATCCGCTAGATGCATTGTAAGATCCAATATTATCATTTAATGCTGTACCAGTTGAATTTACTATTTGGATTGTATTCGAAGATAATTTGTTTTTTAATGTACATGATTGACTTTGAAATGTAAATATCGATGAGCTAATGATATGTTCCTCATCATCTGGATTAGCAAGCTTCACTGGAAAGTTTATTGTATAATCAGTTGCTGTCCCAACAGTTGGTGATAATCTTTGTTGAACCTTAAGCGTCATCGATGTATTTAATATAGCAACAGATAAGTCATCAATAGTACCAGTTAGCACTGATCTTCTAAATACTTTTCCAAATGCATTTAAGTTATTATCAAAGAAACTTTTTATTTGAGCTTGAACATTAGTTTGAGTTGTTTCAGCTGTATCTCCAGTTAAATCTGGATCAAAGTTAAATGTAGTAGTTACTTCGACGAATGTATCGATAGGATCGCTAAACTCTGTATCTATAGACATAACAGCTAGATTTGCACTTAGCGCGGTTTTTATAGCATTTTTAGTAGTAGTTTTGGCTGTTTCTGTTACACTATCCTTAAATCTTAGACTTACATAAACAGAGCCGAAATCTGGTGGCACATTATCATTACCTCCCCAAGCTATAACATCGTCTAATACTGAAGAGTAATTTTTATTGATTATCGCTTTATAATCTTCTGCAGTTACCATTCTTTGTTGTGAAGAAAATGCAGCTGGTGCGTTTAATTTTATTGATGTGATAGATTCTTTTTCTGCTCCTCCACCAGAATTTGAAACAGTAGTAACTGTTGGTGTAACACTAGTAGCTCCTACCGTAACTGTAGATGAAGGGCTAAAAGAGGATGCATCATTTGAAGCTGATCCTTGTACTTGAAAATATGTTACTTCTATCTTATTACCAGCTATCGGTGCTTTTCCGAGCACATTACCTTCTCCAAATGTAAGTTCGTAAAATCCGTTTGGTGTCTCTCTTATGATAAAAACTCGAGAGGTTGTATCAACCCTAACTGCATTTTTTATATCTGTGTATGCTGAAAATGTAGATGAACTTGTGGTGTCAAAAACTTTTACAGAAATCGTTGTTGTATCTAAACTATCATCAGGAATTACATAAATTTGTTCGTCATCAACATCGCCTACAATAAAAGTTTTTGTTTTTATAGAACCTTCTTTTATTATTAAATCTGCGCTACTTGCAGTTGTTTTAAATGCAAAGTTACCTGACCCATCATTTGTAGCTATGTGATCTTCAGTTGTTAAAAATGTATATGAAACATCATCAACCGAAGTAGTAAAAGAACTATTTGCTGGAAGAGTTGCAGTTGATGTTGTAGTATCTGAGGTTTCTGCTGTAATATTAACTGTTGCAGTAGAACCTGTCTTTGACCGCGGATAATATCCTAAGTTTTCTGCATGTGATACTACTGATGATCTAAGTTGTGCTGAGTTTAAAAATGATTCGTTAACTGCTAAGTTTGCAGTTAGCCCATTGATGTGCGTGTTGTAAGCTAATACATCTAATATGTTTGATAAGCCACTAGCTTCGAAGTTATAATCTGAAAATTCTGATTGTTGTTTAAAATAATCTTTGAGACTTCTTTTAATTGTATCAAAATCTAAATCTGTTGATTTTATAATAGCCATTATCTTAACCTCGTAAGCTCTAAATTTAATTCTGCTGTCTCTAAAGTATTAACTACCTGAAACTGCACTAATATATGCATGCTATTGTAATCTTCTTTTAATAAAACCTGTACACCCATAACTGCAGCTCTTGGTTCATTGTTGTTTATGGCCGCCGCAATCGCATCTTCAATGTCAATGTTATCAACATCTTCGCTTAGGGCAAAAAGATAGGAATTTAAATTTCCCCCAAATTTATAGTTAAAAGGTCTTTCACCTTCATTTGTCATAAGAAGATTTTTTACAGCTTGCTTTACAGAGGCTGCATCTGTTTTCTTAAAAATTTCACCGTTTGTTTTATTAGCAAATGTTAAGTCTATATCAGTATAAGAAACAGTACGAGACGTTGTAATTGGTCTCGTACTGAGATTTCCATCCTCTTGTGCAAAAACTCTAGCCATTTACTGTTTTCTTCATACCATTTGTTATTTTATTTGCTAAGTGAGAAACTAAAACTTTTCTCATCGCTACTGCTCTATCACGTGATGTAAACGAATACTCTCTTACATCGTCATTATCAACTCTTAAACTAAATACAAAGAATGCGCCTTGCTTTATAATGTTACTTGCTGATCCAAGAGCTATCCGATTAGGATCCACCCTTGTACCAAATCTTGTTTCTATTATACCCATGACCTTACTCCTTTGTCTTTATTTATATCATTCTACGTTAACTGTTGTGGCACCAGTTGTTAAAACTCCTGCATCTACAGCATCACCAATACGAGCAACTTCTTTACCTTCTACAAAAACTGTTGAAGCACTTCCAGTTATTGGTGCCTGATGCGGGAAAGTATCTGTACTATGTACGATTGTCTCGTCATCTTTACGTGCCACTAACTCTCCTTCTGCAAATACTGTACTCTGAGCCGGAGTATCTAACGTTGAGATTAAAGTGCCACCATGTCCAGTCGTTAGTGAGTCTCCCTTTCTACAAATAAAAGCCATTATGTACCTTCGAAGGGATTAGCTAAGTCTGATAAGGCGTTCCAAGAAGCTAGATCAGTCACTGACTGATCAACTTGATCTAAGTTTTGGTTGTCTGCTTTCTCTCTTTCAAATCTACTTGATATGGCAGCATGTCTACTTATATCAGTCTTTTGAAAATATGCTAAGCTTCCGTCATTAAGTTTTTTATTTCTTTCGTCGTATATAGCATCGATTAATTCTTGTTGAGTTCCACTATACTTTTTAGTGGTTTCATCCCATTTACCAGTTCGTTTCAAAGCCTTGTTAAATATACCTGTCGCACCATTATTATATTTTACTGAACCTGGTCCATGTTGAACAGCTGTGCTAAATATAGCTTCTTGTACTCCATTACTAAAACTACCATCGCATAAGTTCATACCAGTTGAATCTTTAATTGAATCTACTGCAACATCGTAATGTGATCTTCTTATAAAATCTTTTTGCGCTTGTTGAAATGCAGGGTTCTCTCCTAGTTGTTTCCATTTACTTCCAAAAACATTTCCTGAATCTAGTTGTGCAGCACTTGCTCCACCAGCAGCAGTTAAATCACCGAAGAAATTTTGATTAGGATTATTTGCACCGTTATAATCTGGATTATTTTCCATAAACGTAAAGAAGTTATCCATAGGAGATGTTCCTGAATTATTTTTTCCCCTATCAGAGGATATTTGGTGGAATCCCCATGAGTACCTATTTCCGTAGCTAAAGCTTTCAAGACCTCTTACACCAGCTCTTCCATTTGATTCATACTTTTGAGACAACTCTCCGAGCGTGGATCTCGTACATTCACCTGGTAACCCTTTTAATTTTTCGAGTATTGCTGCTGAAGTTTGTGGGTTTCCCTTTGCACCTGCAGATGGGTAATTTACACCATCTTGAGACGTAATTACATTACCATCATCATCTGTAGTTTCTCCACTTCCTCCAGCGCTCTCTTTATCTGGTGCATAATCACCAGCCCATGAAAGTTGTACACCTCCAAGGTTTAAATCAACCTTTGTTCCTTCAATATCAACTGCAGCATTTGAAAATATATTAATATTATCTAGAGCTGTAAGATTCATGAGACCTTTAACACTAAAGTTGCAATCCCCTTCAACAACAAAATCTAAGTTACCTGTGACATGAAGTTTATCATCACCAGTTGCAGTTCTAAAACCATTCTTATGATGTGTTACTACATCACCATTTCCGTGCATCTCGATAAACGTACCAGATTTATGGAATATATGAATCCTTTCATATCCATCAGTATCATCAATTTCTATAACATGACCGCTTGATGTTTGATGTACTGCATTACTTGGATATGCTGCTTTGTAAGGACTTTGTGGTTCGTCGATTATAGAGTTAGAACTTTTCGATAAAGTATTTGTTCCCCTTGCTAATTGACTCGTTGTTACATCTTTTATGGCACCATCAGATTCTTCTTCGATCTTTGGTAGTGAACCTAATACAAGAGGATCTTGTGAATGTTTTCCATCTAAGAATATACCAAAGACTCGAGCGTTGACTTGTATGCCTACGGTATTTCCAAGTCCTTTTACACCACCTTCGGATATTGGCATGACAACTTGCGCGTATGGTAAATCTGCGTCTGGAATATCTTCTTTAGTGCCTTCATGTATTCCAAAGATCTTGACTTGTACACGACCAAGTTCTAAGGGATCATTGATGTTTTTAACAACACCGATAAACCATCTTGTGTTATCACCATAAAATTCTGTATATCTTTTTGGTATCATTTGGCTCCCGGACCTCCTGTTGCGGGTGGTGGAGGATCAGGTATCTCCATATTTGAGAACCTTGCGCCTGTGAATGTAATATCATATCTCTCTCGCTTGATAACATGTTGTGTACCCATGATTAAATATTCCCCAGAAAGCTTACTATCTTTAGTAGATTCTAAATCGTATTGATCGGTTGGCAAAAATTCAATACGCATCTTTCTTCCAAGAGTTGTATTATAATTGCCATCCATAAAATCTATTCCATTCATACTAAATACCAGAGGTGACTTGTGCATAAAATCTAAATACGCTGCAGCCTTTGTTATATTTTTATAGTCTGCTAAATTTGAGCATTCTGAATATGAGAGATCGAACTGACGAGATTTTGAAGTACGATGAGAGTTTGATCCACCAAATTGTGCTATTACTCTACTTTTTTCAGTGTTAAATTTAAGTTTTTTATCGTATAATACACGTTTTTGTTTGGGCGGCAACTTAGCACTAAAAGCATCTAAAGTATCTTTTGATACATCAAAGTCAAACGTTTGATTAGATATTGCTTTACTTCCAGAAGAGTTTATAAAATTCTGTTTGCTGCCTATCGACCCTTTCATTATGATATTATATAAGTTTTCAACATCTCGATGAGTGTATGAACTCACAACAGTAAGGGCTGCAGGGTCAGTAGATTGCGCCAAAGGTTTTGAATACCTAAATGGCGGTGCTTCTCCATCAACCTTTTCTTCGTTAACAGCTTGTCTATCAAACAGTAACGTACCGAGATCATTAAATTGTAGATTTTTATCTACAAGTGTTGAATAAAAGAAAAATGGATAGCCTTCAGCCGTTGTAGCTCTGTTATTTAACCAAGAACATGCATCAAGAGGAGACATATTTGGTATTATTACTTTTAAGTTTTGAATATCTTTAGCTTCTGTATCGACCTTTCGCCCTAAAGTTGGTACTATTTTATTGATAATATCAGAACATTTTCCTTTATACATCTTATTTAAATTTTTAAGATTCGAGTTGAAACCTATATCTTCGATTAGACTTAGTGCTATAGTCTGTGATCTGTTATCAACTCCTCGAGCTGTAGCTTTTACACTAGTAACGATAAAATCTTTTATGACGTTTTTTACTTTAGTATCATCTTCTACAGGAGCTTGTCCTCTTACACTTTTTAAATCAATCTTAACTTTTTCTCCGCCTAT